GCAACTGATTAGATTTCATCCAATCAAGTAAGACATTTAAAGTGGGCTGTTGACTGCCTGTTCTTCCCACATAAGTTTGAAAATCCTTCATCAAGGCATTTGCTTCTTTACCTATTTCTGAAATACCCTTAGCTCTTGCTCGTTGATTAGGGTTAAATGGGGATATTCTACTTAGCCCTGTTTTTATTTTAGATACAACACCCTGTGGGGTATCACTAGGAGTACTTGCGCTTGCCGCATTGATATCTAATTCTGATAATTTTTCACTTTCTAAAATGACATCTGACAAACGCATTTTGATTTCCTTTAATGTTATGATTTATTTATATACGGAATTGAGCTAAAGCTCAATTGCTTCTACGCTTCGCTTGAAGCATTTTTTACTTCGTAGAAGTTTAGTATCATCCAGATTGTTTGGTCACACTTCGCCCTGGCGGGCGAAGGAGCATCATCCGAGTTACAATAGTCACTTAGCGTTACAACATTACAGAGGCGGTTGGCCTGTACCTCGAGTTGCGTCTTCATCCAGCGGCGGTTTGTGTCATATACGCTAACATATACACAAACGTAGGGCATACTATCCCTTCTTTTTGCTTATTCTTTACTTTCAAACATCTAAACCGCAAGCATTTTGCGATCTTCGTCCTGTTAAGGATAGTAGATGAGTGCTTGCTTCAGCGGCAAGACTTCCGTCCCCGTTTTTATCCGGTTGTCACTAGGCACCCGAGTTAGGCCGGTGCGAGCCCTATCTGAATTATAGTTTATTTTTTATGTGGGAGCCATGTATGCGAGCACTTATCTGTCCGTTATAATATTCATCAGATTCTAGAACTCGTCTAGAAAACTGTTCACGGGCTTCAATATAAGTACACTCTGCTTTTGATCGACAATAGTAGAGTATTTCGCGTTTAAAATTTTCTGTGCCTAAGAGCGCAATGTCCTTACTAAGTTCATCGCTTGATCCATAATATGTTTGCCAGTCGCTATCTATTTTGCTTCTGATCTTTTTCTTTTTCTTTGTGCCGTTCTTTAACTTTACAGTCTTGTAGGTCGTTTTACTAAATTTTGCTAATTTTTTGCCTATATATTTTCTACCAGTAGTTAAATTAGTGATAAGGTACACGAAGCCTATACAGTCTTCAGGTAACTCCGCCACTATTTGATCCTGGTATGTCCACATTGTTTGTTTTTATTTTTTTAGGTCTTCCTGGCCCAGCCTTGACTGTTTTAGTAAACCCTTTTTTATTAGCTCTACGAATCTCTTTTAGGTTTTGATTATTCATCCTATATATGTGTAACGACAGTTGTATGAGTCGCCGTTCATAATTCATCATTTTTTGGAGACTGACACGAACTTGCCGCCCAGTATCCAAAGTATAATTCTTTTCTAGGAAGTCATAATGGTAATTATGCACATTGGCCAAATGCGACACATATTCTGAGTACAGGGCCTTATATTCGGCCACCATATTATCCAACAATGTCTGCGCTGTTTGAGTAACTTGTGAATCCATTTTCCTTAACCACCCGTAGCACGTTATTTACACGTCCCATTAATTCATCCTTGTGAGATATAAGATAAATGTTCTTATCTCTCTCCCTTGCCATCTTTTTAAGCACAGCCAACGCACTTTCAACCCCGGCACTATCCATACCAGCATCAATTAATTCGTCAATGAATAATAAATTAACACTTTGATACAGTCCTTCCCAAACATCTCTAAAGGCAAAACTCATCGATAAAATAAGTCGATTACGTTCACCTCGACTTAGGTTATCAAAATCTAAATCTTGACCCAGCTGTGTAATTTCAACATTTAGGTCGTTTTGGAATATTACCTGATGCGGTAACCCTAATTTGTCAATGTAATGACTCAACCTCTTGTTTAGGTAACTTAAATTTTGATCGATGATCTTCTTACGAATGAAACTGTCCTTACTGGTCAGCAATTTTAACAAAAACTCTTGATGTTCTTTGTGTTTATTGAGTTCATTAACAATATCCCAATTGATTTCCTGTAAGGCACTTTTCTTCAACTCGTCTACCTGTTCGGCATAAGGGTTGATTTCATCTGCTCGCTCGGTTAATCGTCGCTCTAAACTATCTAAATTATTTTTATGTCCCAGCGCTTCTGCTTCTGTGTCATAGAATGTGTTTGGACGTTTGGGCTGTTCACCAATATCTTTAATTTCAGATACAATCTTTTCATAGTCAGCTGAAACTTTTTCTAGATAGCTATAGGCATCTACCATATTCTTATTGACGAGCGCAGTCATTTCTTCATGTTTATGATCATGAAGGTCCTGTTCACATGCTGGGCATTGTTTACTTTCTAACTTTTCTAATTCTTTATTATACTTAGATAAAGTTTTGTCGGCCTGTGTTACAGCATTTTCTAATGTTGCTCTTTGTTTTTGTAGGCTGGCAATCTTGCTGTTGTTATCTTCCCATACCTTCAATTGAGCATGTAGGTCTAATTCTTCATCAATGTTGACTTCAGTTAAGTCATGTATGTTCTTGACCAAGGATGTGAGGTCTTGTTCTTTTTTATTTTCCCATGCTTGACTTTTTAGTTCTAATGAACTGATACTTTTTTGAACATTCTCATTGGCAATTTTAATTGCTTCAATCCTAGCAGTTTCTTCTAGGACAGCGTCCTTGGTATCCTTGATTGCGGCTTTGAGTAGTTCTGCCTTTTCACTTAATAGTGTGATACCTAGCAACTGTTCAATGACTTCTCGCTGATCTGCCGCTCTCATACTTAGGAATGGTTCAGTATATGTGTTCAACGCCAGCAAATGTTTGAACATGGTGTGCGACATTTCCAGCATTTGTTCAATAGATCGCTGGGTATCTCTACTGTCACCCTGAGCATCATCGTCAACATCTTCTGTTTTTATTTGATCATCGTTGACATAGAGTCTGAGTACATTGGGCTTTCTGCCACGCTCAATGCGGTATTTGTTGCCTGCTTTTTCAAATTCAACAGTGACCAACATGTTTTTGCCGTTGATCTTGTTGATTAAGTTTTCTTTTTTGATATTGGTAAGTGCCTGCCCATATAAAGCATAGCTCAAAGCATTAATGATGGTAGTTTTACCTGTGCCATTACGTGACCCAGTATCATCTCCGCCAAGGTCTAGATTTGAACCTAGTACCAATGTTAGATTTTGATCAGTAAAATCCACTGCTTGGGTTTGACTACCCACACTCATGAAGTTTTTTACTGTTAGGCTGTTTATTTTAAATGTCATAGATCGTTGTAGATTTGTAGTAATGTATTCTTATCAAATTGTTCGCTTTCAATATTGACCAAACCGTCTGTTACAATTTGATCAACGCTTTCAAACTTTCCTTCAGGATTTTCTTCTACCACACCTTCTAGATTAGTTTTATCTTGTACTAGCCCAATTTCTCTAATATCGTAGGTCTTTGAAAATTCTTCTTTTAAGAAATTAGCTTCTTCAAAACTAATATTGATGTCTAAATTCACCTTCAAGTGCATTTTAGACTTCATTATATTTTCGGTATCGTTTAATAAGGTACTTAGGTTCAATGATCTATATTTAGGACAGTTATCCCAATTGATAAATTGTGGTTCACCACCCCATTCTAATGTCATCATACCTCGTTCATCATCCCACGCATCGGCAAAGTTATGCGGGAAAGCATTGCCAATGTAAATTACCTTTTGATTAGTCTGCCGTTTATGAAAATGTCCAGAGAAAATATAGTCTGGTCCGTTAAAATCTTCCGCATGTAGCTCGCCGTGGTCGGGCATCTGTACCATGGCATTCATAAAAAACTTAGGAAGTTCAAAGTGACCAAAGACGTATTTGCTCTTAATGTCCTTCATAGACTTCCATTCATCCCCAACAAGCCACGGGACTAGGGTGACACCATCAAGAGTTGTTATACTATCTACGACAGTAACTCCTGGAATGTGGCGACCAAACGCCGATGAATGGATATCTCGCTTGTCTTTGTAAAACAAATCGTGGTTGCCGGGAAACCAGTAAAACTTTTCAAAAGCCGCACCCAGTTTTTCCAAGCATCTTAGGCTGGAATTCAACGTATATAGATTTAAACTGTTTCTATTATGACTCCAATCGCCAAGGAATATGCAAGTTTCACA